AGGCCGCGACGGGCGGATTCATCACCCGCACCGCCGAGATCGAGTGCCTCGACGCCACGGCCGTGATGACGAGCCTCGCGTCGGCCGGCACGGGCTACATCGTCACGAACGTCTCCGAGAATCGGCCGCTCGACGGGGCGGTGACGTTCACGCTGACGGCGAAGAAGACCTCCTGACATGCGGAGGCACGGATGGCGATCTCTCTCGGGCGTAACGCCGGTCTGACGTGGGACGGCGTGGCCGTGCCCGGCGTCCGTGATGTCACCGTGAGCTACGCCGCGGTGACCCGTGAGTTCCAGCCGTTCGGCTCGCGGACGATCGTGTCGTACCACACGGGGTACAGCGTCTCGCTCACCGTCGAAACAATCGACGACGCCGCGGCATCGACCGCCGTCGCGGCGAGCCTCGCCGGCACGGAGATCGCAGTCGTGGCCGGCGGGCATACGTTCACGGCGGTCGTCGTGAGCGTCTCGGATGCGCAACCGCTCGATGACGTTCGGGCGTACGCCATTCAGATGCAGAAGACCACCGCAGGGCTCCGATCATGAGAGAGTTTCGGGACGACCAGGGCCGCCCGTGGCACGTGTCGCTGACCGTGTCGTCGGCGGCGAGAGTCAAGGATCTCGTCCGCGTCGTGCCGCCGCCGAAGTCGGCCGACGAGCCGGCCCCGACCGAGCCGGTGCCGTTTGACCTGATCGACGCCGGCGACATCGCTCGCACGTTTCAGATTCTGCGGAGCAACTTCTCGGCCCTCGGCGAGACGCTCTACGCCTTGCTCCTGCCGGCGATCGAGAAAGCCGGGCTCTCGAAGGACGATTTCCTCGACGGGCTCCGCGGCGAGTCGCTCGAGCACGGAGGGGTAGCGGTCGAGGAGGAGCTGATCGCTTTTTTCCCCCCTCGCCTTCGCGGCGTGGTGACCTCGCTCGCGGCTCGGATGACCGAGTTGGCGGAGGAGGTGACCCGGCAGGCGGAGGCGGCGCTGCGGACACCTGGGCCGTCGTCTGGGAGTGTGCCGGAATCCTCGGCGTCTACCCCGGAAAGTGGACCCTCCGAGAGTTGATGGCGGCCCGCGATGCTCGGCTTGAGTCGGACTGGTGGCACACGGCGCAGCAGATGGCCCAATTCGCAAACGCCAACCGTGGGCAGGGCAAGCCGGCGATCGACGCATCCAAGCTCAACCCGTTCAGCAAGGCACCGCCGCCCCCGAAGCGAGAAGCAACGCAGGAAGACCTTGAAGCCTTGTTCGGTCCCGCCGGAGGCTAGTCCATGAGTGCATCAGCAGTCCGCGGCGGTCAGGTCTACGTCGAGATCGGGGCGAATCCGTCGAAGTTCCTGTCGGCGCTCTCGACGATCAACACGAAGGTCGCCGATGTCGGCATGACGCTGGAATCGGCCGGCATGGGCATGGCGGCGATCGGGGCGGCGATTGCCGGCCCGATCATGGCCGTCGGCGGGGCGTTTGTCGAGCGAACCGCTGAGATCCAGAACATGGAGCGGGCGCTGAAGGATGTTGGCAACGCCGTCGGCGAGGCCGTCGCGCCGGCGTTCGTCGGCATCGCCAACGTCGTCGCCGGAGCCGCGAAGGCCGTCGCCAAGTTCGTCCGCGACAACCAGGGGCTCGTCCGCCTGGCGGTCGCGGTCGGCGGCTACTTCACGGTGTGGGGCACGGCAACGTACGCCCTCGGCTTCGCCATGACGACGCTCTCCCGCACGATCGCGGCGTCCATCGGTCCGGTGAGCAACTTCATTGCGAACGTGAAGGGTGCCGCAGTCGCTGTCGGCGCGTTCGCCACGAGCGGGCCGGTGTTGGCGGCCGTGACGGTCCTTGGGGCGCTTGCTGCCGGCGCGGCTGTGGCTGGGGTGGATTTCCGCAAGCTGGCGGCAGCCCTTGGCGGCGCTTTCGCTGAACCGATTGGCAATCTCACGGCCGTCTTCGGCGACCTGCTCAAGACGGTCAATCTCACCGTCGAAGGCGTCTACCGCGCTGTCGCGGCGGGCGACCTCGCCGGGGCCGTCGATGTGCTGTGGGCCGGCTGGTACGCCTCATGGGCTCGAGGTGAGCAGGCGATCATGGATTCGCTCGACCCGTTTATCGAAGAAGTTCAGAACGGAATGAACTTTCTCGGGGTCGCTGTGGCTGCGCAATGGGAGCAAACCTTTGCGGATTTGGCAACAAGCGATTGGGGTAGCGCGTTCCTCGCTTCAATGGACAACGTCATCAATTTGGGGATGGCTTCGTGGGATGAATACGTTGGGTTTTTGCAGAAGGAATGGGCTTATGCGATGAGGGCGATTGGAAGAATGTCCAAGAAGGAGCTCGGCGTCGAACTTAACCGAATCACAGAAGCCAATGCCGCCAACGCCGCGCAAAGAGGCAGGGATAACCCCGGCTTTGCTGGCAGAACGAACCTCACGGAAGAACAGAAGGCAGCGATTCGCAAGGAGTCTGCGGATCGACAAGCCGCGATGTTTGGCGACATGGACGAGCAGCGCAAGGAACGCGCCGATCGGACAAAGGCAAGCCTTGCCCGGCGTGCCGCTGCTGTTGTGGACGCCAACCGCAATCTGCAAGACCAAGTCAATCGGTTTCCGGTGCCGAAGCCAGTGCCGCAGGCCGGCACGCTGAAGACAGAAACGGCCGGCACGTTCTCGGCGTTCGGCCTAGGCCAGCTCGGCACCGGCAGCGTCGAGAAGCAGCAGCTCGACGAGTTGAAGCGTATCCGCGAGGAGCTGCAACGGCAGGCCCGCGTCGGCGGAATCGGCCCCTGAGGAAAGCGGCATGGCAATCAACTGGATCGAAGACACAACGAGCCGTTCCGCGACGATCTTTCGTCTCGGTCGCCGCGATGCGTCCATCCGTTCTCGGGTGTGGAACATCGTCGGCTCAACGAACGAAGACGTGATCCACGCTGACATCAACAGCCGGATCAGCAACCTCTACCAGTACTGGACCTATCCAGGGCAGCCGCTCGTTCGGCTGCGTGCCGAGAGCTATTCGCTTGAGCACGACGCCGACGATCTGTGGAAGGTCACGGTCAACTACGAGAAAATCGGTGCCGACGACCCGACGCAGTCCGGCCCGCTAAAGCGGGTGCGGTCGTTCGACACGACCGGCGGGACGCAGACGGTGACGCAGTCGAGGGGCGGCGAGGCCGGCGAGAGGGTCTACGGCCCGGCCGGGGAGCTCCAGGGCCAGAACATCCCGACGATGTACGGCGCGGTGAACGTCGACGACCGCGGCGTCAACGGTGTCGATATCGTCGTGCCGCAGCTCACGTGGACGGAGTCCTACGACGTTCCGTCTTCCTACGTCACCGCTGCCTACATCCGGGCGGTGCATCTGCTGACCGGCACCGTCAACGACGCTGCATTCCGGGGCTTTCGCAAGAACGAAGTGCTTTTCCTGGGGATGACCGGATCGCAGGAGTGGGACGCCCAGCGGGGCGACGGGCCGTTCTCGCTTGCCTACAAGTTTTCGGCCACTCCCAATCGCGGCAACGAGGCTTTCGGAGCGTCGCTACCGCCGGAGCCTATCGGCGACATTGCGGCCTACAACAAGTACGGCCACGACTTCTTGTGGGTGAAGTACGCCACGCAAGACGACCAGAACAACAACATCGTCATCCGCAAGCCGCTGTTCGTCTACGTCAACAAGGTCTATCCCGACGGCGACTTCTCGAAGATCGGCATCGGTGTGGCATGAGCGACGGCCGCGTAACTCCGGGTCCGATCAAGGGGCAGCTCTCAGCCCGTGCGTTGAACCGCGCTCAAGAGGCCGCGAACATCGTGCTAGGCCAGCGGCCGAACGGCACGGCTGACGGCCCGTCTGCCGGCCCAGCCCCGTACACGCCCATCCTGGCAAAGAACAACACCACCGGCACAGTTCGCCGCTGGGGCGTCCTCTCCGTTGCCGGCGTGGTGTTTACGCCCTCGGGTGCGACCGGCAACGCCACGCAGCAGTTTCAGGATCAGCCGGTATTGAGCGGCGGCCTGCCGACCGGCGGCTCGGCGTTTGTGGTGGCGGTCGAGCCGATCGCGGCCGGCAAGATCGGCAGGGTGGCGGTGGCGGGTGTGGTGCAGGCCAAGGTTGACATCGTCAGCCACTCACACACCCACGTGAAAGCGAAAAACGGCGACCTCACGCAGCTCATCACGGCCGGCAACGGCGACGCCGAGATCCTGTGGATGGAGCCGGGGACCGGCACCGGCAAGTGGGCCGTGATCCGATTCGCAGGAGGCGGCGGCAATGGCGACGCGAGTCGCCTCGGCAAGGTCACCGGAACGTGGACGAAGGGCGCGACCGCGAGCGTGCAGCAATACCTCGGAGACGGCTCGTTCGCGACCGGCTCGACGTTCGTGGCGATAAACCGGGCACAAACCGTCACCGGCCCCACGGGCGGCTATTGGGTTGGCTGTGACTCAATCGACGGGACGTGGCATCTGGCCTGGACGGAGTGCGTGTAATG